CCGAATCATAACTTATCAAGTAATGTGTAGCATCAATTTTTTCCATGTTCACACAAAATCCACCACCCGTAATTCCCAGATCAGTAACTGTATGACTAGTATGGGTATGAGTTGCAGGATCCCATTCACAAATCATAGCGTTTATGTTTCCGCTAGTCGCGTCTTGAAAGACTGACAACATGTGTGTTGAATCAAACAACACACTGTCAGTAAGTATAATACCGTTATTTTCAGGAGATATTCCAGCAACAACATTGTTAGTTACTGTACCAATAGCTCCAGTTGCAACATCAACTGGATAATCTACAGTCGAAAACGCAGAAGAGGTATTACAAGACAGCTGCAAAATCCATCCTGGTTCTATCTCAATGGGAACTCCATAATGTCTTGCATTAGTTGAGTATGCAAAGGAGGAATCGGCTGTACTAAATATTTTATTGGACATGTTTTATTTTATTTAAGAAACGTCTACCAAGCCAGATCCGTTATATCTCGCACCATCATAATAGAAGAACGCTATATTTACGTCGTTTGCTCCTGTTGACCATACTGGCTGTGTTCCGCTTTGCCATAGAACTGTCGCTGGCCAAGTCACTGCATGCCCTCCAGTTCCATCTTGCTGAAACAAGAATGATACGTGACAAGCTCCAGGTGGAGCAGTAAAAGTAAAAGTACAATTGTTTGTTAACGTAATACTTTGTGAACTTCCATTAGCCGTAAAGTCTATTGTTGCTGTTGCACCAGAATTACCGTTTGAATATTGTGTTTGATATACAGGTTTGTTGTTTAAGTCTAGAGGTCCTTGTAAAGGAGACGTAAGTAGTCCTACCTTTGAAGATAAAGTTACTGTCATGTTATTGTAAGTTATAAATTATTAACCAAACTCTTATGTAGTAATTTTTGAATATACTGCAAATTCAGCGTCGCCAGCTCCCCCTGCTACAACAACTTGAACTTTTATAAATTTACAAGCTACAACTGTATCAATAAACAACATAGCATCAGCAGTAAAACTTGCTGAACCAGTAAAAGCAGACGTCACGTCTTGCCAAGTTGTAATTGCCGGAGCCAATGTTCCGTCATCTTGTATTGTTGCTTCTAATGTAAGAGTAGTTGAATCAGTACCTGCAAACTTTTCAAATTGAATTCCTGCGTACTTTGCGCCTTGCATGTCTATATATCCAACATATGTTCCTGCTGCTGGGTTTGTTAAATTTATCAAGGTTGATGAAGACTGATATGACTCAGTATCTGTTGCTATGGCTGTTTGGCCATCCGCACGTTCAACAAACTTGTCATACTCTCTTTGCTGTCTTGAAGAAGGTAATGCCATGGTTTTTGGGTTATATTTTTAATTATGTAATACTTGACGAGCTTTCCATCCACGCCAACTAATTGTCTTTATTATACCATACCTAGCTCTTCTTTTAAAGTTTCTCTTTTCTTTGACCAGTAGTTTGGTACTCCTTTTTCTTTAGCAATTGCTTGCAGTTCTTTATAAGTCAAACCTTCAGTAGCTTCTTCTACTGCCTTAACTTTTGCTTTTGCTTCTGCGGCTTTTTTAGTTTTGTCAAGAGCTATTTCTGCTGCTCTTTTTCTTCTTTTATTCCCCAGTTCTGTTAACTCCATATCTGCAGGATATTGCTTGACAGCACTTACTTCCTGTGGCGATGCATATTTCCAACCAGGTCTAGTACCTACAAAATAGTCTGCTAAATATTGTGGTACACAAGATACCATTCCTTTAGCATTTTCTATCCAAGCTGGTTTTGTGTCTAATTTTTTCATAACGTGTGATTAAATAATATTCTCATAGGTAGGGACAAAACATCCCCACCATATGAAAAAACTATTAAGTTCTTACTAATACTCCGAAAGTATCTCTCATTTCACGCACACCATAGATTGTATCTACAACTAATTGGTGACCAAGTTGAGCTACTGAATATTCAGCTTGCGCTCTTGGTTGTTGAGCCATAGCTAAAGCTAAAGCATCTTTGTGGAATAACATGTTGTTTCTGTTTGTACCACCAGTGAACACTAGGTTGTTAGACATGTATGTGTCTACTCCGTAAAGTTTACCGATAGTTCCAGTTTCAGTTGGTCTTCCACCTACGAAATCACTTGATGTGTAAGCGTTAAGATCTAGTAAATCTCTTTTAACATCTGATCTGAAAACAAAAGCTCTATCATCTTCTGGACAATCTGCTAAGTCTAATAACTCAATAGATTCTAGTACTACGTCTGTAGTAATTGCTGTGTTATAAACACCAGTTGCTTGTGAGAACCCAGTTGCTAATGCAGCAAGTGAGCTATCAATAGCTCTAGCAATTGCAGTTGAAGCAGCATCAGTATAGTGAGCCATTAAATCTTGTTTAGATTGTAACTCAGTGATGTCTTCTAATAGGAATGATGTTTCTTTGTGTTGATCAATGTTGATAAGAATACTAGTTTCTGTGTTAGCTTGGAAAGAAACTGGCACGTTAGAAACTTTGTCATTAGCGATAAAGTTTGTAAGTGTTGGCACGCTGATAGAGTCGTTACCTTCTCTAGCTTCGTCGTCAAATCTTTTTACAAGTTTAGCTAAAACTAGTTTTGGATTAGTCTCTCTAATCACTTCTTTACTGAAGACCTCTGCCAAGAAAACGTCTGCAGTAGTATTTGTTATATTAGGCATAATTTATGTTTTATTAATTGATATTTAAACAGCAAATGTAATTGCTAAGTTAGCTGAACCGTCACCAACTATTGTACCTCCGACAGCTTGTGTTTTTGTCTTTAAAACAATATTCTCACCTGCATCAAAATAAACTACTGGGTTACCAGCGTCAGTGTCTCCATGAGGAACAACTGTATATCCTTGTGCAGTTCCGATAGCTGCTGATTGTGGTGCTGTTAGTGTTGCGTATTCTGTAGTTCCTACTTCAATAGATAAAACACCTTGTGTACCTGTTTGTGTACCTGTTGCTTCTGTCCACATAAAAGTAGACTCTGATAGGTCTAATCTTCCTGCAAACGGAGTAACATAAGTGAATTGCGTAGTGTCATCAGCATCACTTATATCACCAACTCCAGCGATTGTATAATTCATCATAGTATTTAGTTGTTAATAATTTTGAGTTTACCAGCTCTCCAATCCTTTATAACTTTCGAATATTTTTCTGAATGCGGATCAAGGCTTCTAAACTCAGATAGATCAATCTGATTACTTGATTTTTTAGGAGCGGAAGCACTACCCCCTTTGGCACCAACCGACTTTCTTTTCACAACTTTCTTGGTTCGTGCTCCTTGAGCTAAAAGATTGACAGCGTCATCGATACTAATCTTCTCACCTTTCATCCCCTTACTGGCTTGTAAGTGACGAGCAGCGCCGATAATATCTTCTGAGACATTAAGCCTTTTTGCATCGCTAGCCATTTCCTTCTTTGCGTCCATACGCCTGAATTCTTCTGCCATATCTTCCTTACTAAGAAATCCAAGACTTCTCATAGTTTGTCTAGCTTTTTCGTATTCAGGGGAAAGCTTTGCTTTTGGCTTAACTGTCGCTTGTTTTTTTAGAGCTTCAATTTCTTTTCGCATTTCCGCAAGCTCTTGCGTCTTCTTAGTGTAATCTGCCTGACGCATATATCCCGCTTTCAACTCATCTTGCGAGATACTTTCCTCTCCCTCTGATTCCTCTTGTTGAGGTTGATCTTGGTCGAGGTTGTCTTCCTCGTCGTTAGAATTTACTTCTGGTTGGTCTGACTCCTCAACGGGTTGGTCGGTTGACTCCAAGTTTTCTTCTTCTGACATGTGTATTTGATTAAGTAATAGATTGAAACCTATCTAGGAGTTTAAAACAGGTTTCACGCTACTACTGTTTGTCAATGTACTTAACTGCGTTTTCTATAAAACGTCTTAACTCTTTCTCTGCCTTAAGATCTGCTTGTACTTTTATTAACTCATTTGCTGTACATATTTCAAGCTTATCTCGTAATAATTTTTCTTTATGTTCAAAGTATTCGTTTAAATATTTCCATCCAGGTGAGGCTGCTAACACCTTTAGCTTTTTAGCTTTATCATTAATTTCAAGTGCTAGCTTTTCTTGCATCCTATCAATAACCTTCATCTCTTTAGCAACTCTCATCCTTTCTTTCCACTGTGATATATTCATTAGTCTTAATAGTTATTTGGTTGTGATGGCTGCAATGGTGCCTTGTTAGTAATCGGTGCACCTTGAGTCCTTAACGCATTACCTGCCTGTGGTATTCCACCTCCTATCATTTGTTCTGCCAATATATTTTCTAGTCCCGTTTTTTCTGGAGACTCTAATAGGTAAGATTCTGGATTCGCCTTTTGGAACGAATCTCTAAGTATGTCCTTAAATATCTTAGTTAGATTAACTGGAACTCCTACCGCTGCGTACTGTACTGCAGTGTTTGCAATATTAATTGCGTCTTGTGCTTTACCTCTTGAGTCATATGCTGTAGTTGATCCAGATTCTATCTTAACTTTATAGTTATGTAGTGCATCACCTAAAACTTCTAAATCTATTTTAGTAAATTTTTGTGGTGCATCTTCTAAGGATATTTTATCTCTTTCAAAGTCTGCTTCTGTTCTTGGTCTTCTTACTACGATAGCTTCTGATTCTTCTGCAAAGTTCTCAGCTAACGCAAGCCACATCTCTCCTACTTCAGAGATAGCTGCCTCTAAATGCTTGACTATATTATTAACCTGTGTATTTACTTGTGCATCTCTAGCTAGAATTCCACGTGCCGTATTAGTGAACCCTGCTGATCCACCTCTATCCGTAAAGTCCACAGTTTGTGAAACTGTTTGGAAATCTCTGTTCAACTGAGCTTCTTCATTGTATCCACTCATTGGTTGAATTGGTTTTTCTACTGGTCTTATAACTCCTCTTATATCTGAACCTAATGGTAAATCAACTGGTATAATATTGTTTGGTCTATGTACTAGATTCGCAGGATTGATCCCAGCGTTAATATTATAAATCCATTCTGGGAAATTAACGGCATTGTTAAAGTCTAGTCTAGCGTTTCTTAAGTTGTTGTATTCAACTTGTAATCCTTCTAGTGGTTCAACTTCCCCTACTGAATAAAACTCTCCACGTATTTTTCTGTCATCCATTTTAACGAACGGCCTAAACCCTAGTTCATTTACTTCACATCTTATAATGTATTGTGGAATCCCACCTACTACTACTGCAGTAATTACATATTCTCTTTCGTCCTTAGCTTTACCACTCTTAGAGAATTGTCCCCAGTACTCTTGTAATGTAATTTTGTTTTTATCTATTCTTTCACTTACGTCATTAATTCCTTTATCCCATTCTTGTTCTTCTTCTTGCGTACTTGTAAATCCTGAGTCTTGCAGTTCTTCTGGATTCAAACCTTTTATCTCTGATAAATCGTATTGCTCAGGATTTAACTTTAATAAATCACCGAACCTCATATTAGGTAATGTTTGTAAAACTCCTACACCTTCACTAAACTTTTCTACTCTTGGATCAACCTTAATATCAAATATAGAGACTAGGTCTGCTGTTGGTCTTTCAAATGATATTACTTCTTCTTCGTATTCTGTTTCTACAATCTCACCATCTTCATCTACTTCAACTTCACTAAATGTTTCTATCTTTGTTTCTTGATACCAGTCTACTTTTAAGAAACCTACTCCATATATAAATGCATCTTTAACCCATGTTTCTAATTTTTGTTGCATACCATCCTCATCCCACCAAAAGTTTAATGCATCTCTTATCGCTCCTATATATGCTGTAGCTTCGTTAGTCCTAGGCGTAATTATAAACTTAGGATCTTTAGCAATTACTGGTGGTACTTTCTTTTCTATGATTTCAAAAATCTTAGGTATAAAGATATTTGATTGACCAGGTAATCTCTCCTGGTTCTCAAACACTCTATACATTCTATACCAATCAAGCCACTTGTTTCGTAGCCTCATTGTTAGATTATCGAAATCCCTGTTCACTTGGACCATCCAATCCAAGGCTCTCTTACGTTCTTCGGAGTTTAAATTTGCCATAGTTATCTTTTACTTATATCGATTAAATGAAGTGCCCGCAAAGGCGGTAATTTGTTTTTAATCTTAATCGTCCCCACACACTCACTACTGATACATCTGACTTCCTCTACGTCACGCATGTCCTTATAACCGTCTCCGTAATCCCTACGTATATCACAACCGAATATAAATTTTTTAACCCCACATCTTCTACATATTCCTTCCCAAGCAATATGATCATAACGCCTTCTCTTCCTTGACGCTCGTTCGTGTATTTTTTTTGTACTCATATCGCTGTTGGTTATTATATCAAATTAATAGGTAAAACGCAATTACTTCTTGAAATATGGTCTTCCATCTTTTGTATATCTCATTTTTAAATTCTTTAATGGATCTAAGAATTTTTGCAATGGGCGCTTAAGGTAAGGCAAAGCCATGGCTAGTGCATCAATCGTATCGTCATGTTTACCTGACGGAAATCTTTTAAGTTGATCTTCTAAAACTTCTGCTCTGTTACGAGGATGATGGACTAACCCATTAGCATATAATGGGATCAGACCACGGATCTTTGTTTCCTTATTAGCTCTAGTATGGATCTGTGCTACATGTAGATATTTTCCTCTACGCTTTCCTTCGATCTGCAAATAGTGCGCTAATGCTGACTGGTACCCTACTGACTCTATTGCCACACGAGAATCGTATAATCCTTGTTGTCTGTAGATTTCGTTTATAACTTCTGACGGATCAGCTTTCCAGTTCTTGTATTCGATTACGTATATCCTATCGTTACGATCCATCGCTGCTGTTAAGACAACTGAGTCATCGGCGTAATCTTTTTTAGAGATCGCAAGATCGACCGTAGTTACATAAGTTAGTTTCTCTGGTAACGTATCCCAATATTTAATCCATTCATCTTTAAACTCTCTACCTTCCTCAGTAACTGGATCTTGTTGATATAGCGCTCCCCAATCTCTTATACCGATAGATTCTTTTATAGATAAAAGCTCGGGCAAAGAATACTTTTGTGGCCATAACGCTTCTCCTTGTTTCCTATATTTTTCTGGTTCGGTCGCGATCGCAGGGAACCGGAGCACATCCCATTTACCAACCTTGCAACCTAACGGATAAGTCGTAGTTGTTTTTTCCCAGCGGTTAGCCTTTGTATTTAAGTGATAGCCTTTTTCTCCTTCTAGATCTAATAGCCTACCACCTAAATCATCGTCATGCCATTTGGTCATGATCAATATTACTGCGCCGTTTTTTTCTAAACGGGTATAAGCAGTAGACGTGTACCAATCCCAGATCTTTCTTCTAATAGTATCTGACTCGGCTTCTTCTCTATTTTTAATTGGATCATCAATTATAAGTACATCTGCACCGGCACCCGTTATCGATCCGCCCACACCAGTTCCTCTATAACCTCCTCTAGTTGAAACCTTCCATCTAGTAGCTGATTTACTTCCAGTCAAAAGCTGACATCCTGGGAATATCTTTCTATGCACTTCAGTATCTACCTGTGATCTTGTGTATCGACCAAAGTCTTCTGCTAGATCTGCTGAATACGAACAACTAATAATACTTTTTTCTGGGTATCTCCCTAGGTACCAAGCTGGGAACTTGATACTAGCTAACTCGCTTTTCCCATGACGCGGCGGTAAGAAGATCATTAAACGCCTACATTTACCCATCGCTACGTCCTGTAGTTTCTTAGCGATCAGCTCGTGATGCCAATTACTTTTATAATTCTTTTGAGTTAAAACACAATAATCAATCAAGTTCCGTTTCCCCATCCACAACATCGCCTGTATCTCCCGCGACGTTAAGCCCGAGGAACTTTCCTCCTTGTCCAATTTCGAACTTGTGTCTTCGCTCCAAGAGTCTGACTGCTGCATCCTCAGATATGTTTAAATTATTATGTACATTCACAACTTTACTATCCTCATTAAATATTCGACACCACTTACCTAACATCTCTAACGCTTTCAATCTGTCCGTGTCCCGATCAGCTGTACTCGCGATCCGCTCGATCATCCCAATAATCCTACTAGGGAATACCTTGTAACTACGTAACGCATCTTCGATCGCTCCTCTCACATCCGGTCTACGCAATATCTCCACTACGCGACTCTGACATTTCTCCTTCGGCCATTTACGATACTTCGCATTCAAGCTCTTAAACGCCGCGTACGGATCTCCGTCGTGCGCCTCTAAAGCCAGTATGAAGTCTCTATTCTCTCGCGATATCTTCCAGTCTTCTAATGCTTTCTTATCTCCTAACTCTAAACTACGGAAAAACTTATCCGCCTTATCCTTCTCCTTTTTTGTTATTTTCTTGCCCATTTTTTTTCGTCAATTTTTCCTGTATCCCAATATTCTTTCATCATCGCATGTACCGCATCGGCACTCCTACCCAGTCCAACACTCATCGGGTATTTCCCTCGTCCTCCTACATCCGGGAACTCCTGCATCCGCACGTTTTTCTTTTTAGCCATAATTAATATACGTTAGTATCTTGTAACTTTCTCCAATATCCATCAAACGTTCTCATACTTCCCGCGTATTTCATCCTCGCACACTGCCGACAGATCTCAACCTCACCTGCTCCACCGGAATCATAAAACGTTTTTTCCGCACGACCACTCTTACACACATCACATTTAATCCACTTCTCTTCCTCCTCTTCTTCCTTATGCCATATGTCCGGTATCGGCGGCAATTCACTCCCGCGATTCTCAATCTCTCTAACCTGAGCTCGCAACATCTCAACCACTTTATTCTTCTTAACAACTGGTTTTTCTTCTGACGTAGTCACGTTTGTCATACGTTCTTCAGAATTTGTCATACGTTTAGCTTTTTCGTCATACGGTGTGTATGTGCCAATCGGTTTCTTTCTGTCCATCACAATAAACGTTTCTCCCTTAAGCGAGCCAAATTTCCGGACAAACTCTCTTGTTGTTACTTTCTTCATGTCAAAATTATATGTCATACGTTTTTATAATGTCAAACGTTTTTGTCATACATTAGTAGTTATGCCTTTATACTAGCCCTTTCTCAATACTTAGATATTTGTGAGTGAGTGTAATATCCCCTACTTTATACTTTATATATGTGGGGGGTTTTTTTCCGGGGGGTACACCCCTTCTGGTCCTAGAACTAAAACTAGGTTTAAGTTTAGTTATGCCATTTTTATCGCTTAAACTAGCTGTAGTTTAGGCCACTTCGGTTTTGGTTTTCCAGTTCAAGTTCGTTAGTAAACCCAAGGGAACTATCGAAAATAAAGAAAACGTTTTCAAGAGAAAGAAAACAATCATAAAGGGCTTTGAAGGGTTTTTGTTATATATTAATGAATGCACGCAGGCTTCCTTTAGAGTATCGGCGTTTTTTAAAACAATTAGATAGGGCCTTAAAGGGTAGATACTATTATATAACTAGGACAGACGTGTGGCCTTTAGGGTATGGGCGTTTTTTTAATATCTACTAGGTAGTTAGTTGTTGTCTATTACAGAACAGTAGCCTTTAGGGTTTCGGCGCTTTTTTTAACTGGCTTGTCTTTTTCCCTTAATACAAACATAAAAGAAGGCTTGTACAATATTGTAGAGTACAAACCTTTTTATCTATTAGTATACTTGAAGTTCTTTTAAGAATGTGTTCTAGTTAAAACAATTCATGTGGTATTCGCACAGTACTTCCTATTTTAGCTTTTCCTTTCCAAATACGATCATTAATTAGTTGCTTTGGTGTTTTCGGTTTTCCATGTCTTGCTAGGAACGATTTAGCCTTTGCAGTCCCTGGCATAACTCTTGCTCCTTTCTGTCCGCCTTGTATGGTCATCTGTCTACCAGTCTTAGGGTTTTTACCAACAGCCTTCCATGCTTTGTCCTTTGCTGTGCCTTTAGTGATCTTGAAATCTGCCATATTGTTTGTTGTTATACTTTCTTTGGCGCTTTAGCTTTTCTTTTTTTAGCCATCGCTCTAAACGTAGTAGCTAAATTATATCTTTTAGTACCAGGTCTACATGTCGGTCCTCCGTATTTGTCTCCTGTACATACTCCTTTAGTTCCTCTTGCTTCAATGTCTTTTGATACTTTTTGCATCCAGTTTTTTGATTTCTTAGCCATATTATTTGTTGTTAGGTATTTTTTTAGTAGCTTCAAACATAATCGAATCTATAACCTTTGACTCTAGTTTGCTTCGAGACACAGCTAATATAAACTCATCTAAGAGGTATTTAGCATCAAGTGCGTCTTCAACTGTAAAGTCTTTATCACACTCCATTGTCGCGCTTCCTTCTTCTAAGTCGATTATTATTCTCATAAGTAGAAGTTACTAATACCTTAACACTAGCACATTTAGTACTTTTTATCAATGAAAAGCATGTTTTTACCTTGCAATGTGTGTGGCTTTTGTATATTGTGTACATAGGAGTTTGGACACACTACAAAACTAGTAAGGGAATGAAAGACAATAGATAGCTTACCGCTTCTACCCGTAGTGGTGTCCACCTTTACCTTTGTGGGAGCGGTAAACTGTCTATTACTTAACAGCTAATTGAGATGGCTAATCCACAAAAAGAAAACGGTTATACAGCTATAGCTAATGAAATACTGGAGATTCTAATAAACTCAGGACTAAACGGAACAGAGATAGCCTGTGTGTTACTTGTTATAAGAAAAACGTATGGGTACAACAAGAAACAAGACCAAATATCAGTCAGTCAATTTGAAAAACATATACCTTCTTCTAAGCGCGCAATACAGAACGCATTAAAGGTCCTTCAACTAGTGCAGATATTGACACTAGTTAAGAAAGGTAATAGTAAGATATCCTCTAATGTCTGGGCTTTTAATAAGAATTATACTGAGTGGCAACTAGTGAAGAAAAATGCACTGGTGCAGAAAATTACCTCAACTAGTGCAAAAAATTACCAACAACTAGTGCAGAAAACTGCACCCACAAAAGACAGTATTACAAAAGACATATTACAAAAGAAAAAAATATATAAAAAAAATTTAAACACTTCGTTAGTTGTTTGTAATGAAAAAGAAAAAAGAAAAAGTTCCGCTAAAAAGAAAAAAGTTTTAGAGGACTTTGATGAGTTTTGGAAGGCTTACCCTAGGAAGACTGCAAAGGGTGGTGCAAGGAAAGCTTTTGTTAAAGCACTGAAGAAAACAACTGTCGATGTATTGATATCAGCCGTAGAAGAACAGAAGTACCAAGAGGAATGGACAAAAGATGATGGGAAATATATTCCACATCCTGCTACCTGGTTAAACAACGAACGATGGGAAGACGAAGTGACTGGAGTTCGTAAACCGAAAAAAGAAATAGAAGACATAGACTATATGAGTATAGAATTACCAATAATTAACCCATAAGAACATGAGTAAAACAGTAGAGACAGTAAGAACACCGCATGGTGATTTACCAGCAAACCTCTTAACAGAGTACATGAGAGCATCAGGTAATGTGTACCGAGATAATGACTGGGTAATCCAGTATGACTACATGGAGTACTTCCAGTTAGTTGATCCAGCCTCAAGGGATGACGGAAAGAAATGGAAAAAGAAACTAGGTAACCTAACAGCTAGGGATTACAACTTTACTTACGCTGCTTGTAAGACAGCAAAAATAATCACAACTGAAGACGGAAGACGTGCCATAGAGTATGACCCTGTAGCTGCACTAAGGTATGTAAAAAACAAACTATTACGAGATGGTAAGCCAGTTTACTTACCAGAAATGTTAGCTGCCTTCCAAGATCCGACACGTGACACAGACGAGAAACCACCAAAAAGTTATTCCAAGATACTAGACGAAGTAGAACAAG